TCGGATATCCCGTATCGTTTAGCAATGTGTTATTACTGAGGCACTTATATACGCGGTTTCCTGATGTTAGAATATAGTATACACCAACTTCTGTTAAGTCAGTAGTATTCGAAAACTGCGCGTAGTGGGTGCCTGAAACCCAAACATGTTTCTCAATACCTAATACCACATCACGTTCATTAACCTTTTTCAACGCTAGGATGTTGCTTTTCGTCTTGGCTTCTTGTAATGCAGATATGGTTAGAATATCAGGCGAAGCTTCGTCATCCCACGCGAAAGGATTGCCGTAAAAGAAATAGAATCCTTCGGCGATGTCGGAAAGCTTGTCCGTAAAGGTCTTAATCAAGCGATAACGAAAATTGTTTAGTAAAATACTATTACTCATCTTAGTCCTATTTATACGGCTGTCCACACATCATGGCCCTCACGACGATAGTATTTCGTACCAGCCGGCAAAGCGTTTATAATTCCAAACCCATATGAATCAGTTAGAATGTACGGATCGGGGTCTAGATCGCTAAGTTGTTCAGTATAACCAACGTTATCAACAATAGAAGTGGTCATTATCAATTCATACGTATAGGGATCATATGGATCGTATGGATCATTGACGTAAAACAGACTGTATGTATATGGATCATAAGGATCAAGCGTAGGGCCAAAGAACAAATCGATGCGAAACGCTGTTGTTGATGTATATCCTTCGAGGAAATATGGATATCCAACATACCCAAGCGGCAATAGGAAACCATACGCGTCATACAAATATGGATCATCATATGTGTAGTCTTGTGCATAGGCTGTTAGGAATGAAGTTAAGTCAAGTCCCACTGTAACATTCGTTGCCTGCGGGTGATAATTTGCATCGAAGGTAATATTGACATATGGATCAATATCGATAGAATTCTCTGCGGAAGAATTGATTCGCCCAAAAACTTTGAATCCGCCGGGATGGATCAATTCGTTAAGTTGCGCGACCCACTTCTTTATCGGATACTTTGAATTCACTTCATATGAAAAGATTTGATAGTAAAAGGAATCCTGCAACACGCTAAAACCAGACGGCCGGCCCTTTTCGTCGTCATAGTAACCATCAGTATCGTAAATTGTATCGAAGGAGAATTTAAACGAAGCGGGTGATACGGTCAAATCTGACTTAGTCGTTTGAATGACAACATTATCCAACGCCTTGAATTCTTTTGAAAAATCTAAGATGACTTGACGCGTAAGAACTTCGACTTCATCATAGTATCCAAAGTCATGAGTGATAGCCTCGTCGAGTTTTTGCTGAATCGCGCTTGCGATCAAACCCAATGACGTCACTATTGCTGTAACATCCACCTCTGCTCCAAGCAAAGCATTAAAATCATAGTCGTTGTCATCTGAAAAATAGAAGTAGAAATCTGAGTCAGATTCTTCTGGTCGAGTATTAAGATAATAGCCGTACAGGTCATCATGAGCAATGATACCATTAAGATATACACTCGACTGGTTAGGGATGGCCTCAGGATCATTCTGTATGCCCGTCGAGTACACCACGTTAGAACTCATCCCATAATCACTAATCGAGATAGCAACGATCTTCCCATCCTGATCGACCCGAGTCACCAGAGCATAAAATGTAATGTTTTCTTTAGTTCCAAGATAGATCTTATCGCCAATCGAATAATTGAGACCCGGATCGACAATGCGGATTCCTGGACATTGATCTCGGAGATACCCTCGGCATGATCCATCCTCAGTTTGAACTTCCAGCGCGTCATCAAAGGCGCCGACGGCTGATTCACCTCGAAGACTGAGTTCGTAATAATAGTTCTGACCCGCTGAGACTTGCGCGGCTTCCTTAATACCAATGCTTGCTCGCAAGCGTCCTTGCTGATCGTATTGAATCAGTGTTGCGTTAGTAAGCGATTCTTTGTCACCAATGTATAAAACTACTCTCGCTCGCGTTGACTGTGTCCACTTTCCTTGAGATGGAATGAGAACTTGCTCCCACGGATTATAGACGGTAGTGTCTTCATTGAAGAAGATGCGAAAGAAGTATTTGATCGATTCTTCATTGCCTCGTATTGCATATGAATCAACAATGCGCTTTAGAAGAAATGCCTTCTGAACATATGGGCTCGTTGGAATTGCTTTTGCGATCTCGGTGCGAATTCCTTCAAGATACTTGTCATCGACAACCTTATCCAAATCATGTTCAGCAATGATTCGGTTAATGACGTTCGATGGATTACCTTCTTCGTTTAGGAACTTATAGTAATCTTCGATTAGCGACGTAAACGTCAGCGCATTTATCCGAAGAAATCGGGGAAGTTGTTCACGACTGCGAGGTGATTCGTGATTGTCATTTGCTTGTTCGAATATCGACTTCACTATTAGTTCCTAAAACGCGGAATGGTATCATATGTTCGATCGGCCGCGCCAGTATTAAACGTGTCGTCAATGTCGGCTGTTATGGACGTAGCTGCAGCGTCAATGCTAATGAGCTGATTCCGAATCGTCGCGATATCATAGGCGTTGGGAATCGCTTTAATTCTGATTGACGTATCGAATGTACTTGGAACATGTTGTAAGAGGAGTTTGCCGGTCGTGACATTCAGCGTCCCAATCGAAGGGAAGATCTTTTTGCGGGATCCGCTTGGGTTAAGAGAGTAAACATACAAGTTACGATCCACTTCTGTATTCGCCTTATATTCATCACCTAGGTAAACTGTAACATTATTATAGCGCCAGGCGGTAGATGTAATAAAGGATTCAGCCTGATCAATCTTTCCATAGAACGCCATTTTGAAGTCAAGCTCTTGAGGCAGCGATCTTGTCGCATATAGATTAAGATCTTTGTGGACATAAATTCGTGCAAATGAGTTTAGGATTGATGTATCAGTAGCATCAATGGCAGCGAGGAATTTTGAATAACGGAATACATTATCAAAGCCACCGAGGTTCGTGGTATTGAAAGCAATAACACTGGCCCGCGCCTGTGACTCAAGCTGCGTTGCTGTAAGTGTTGTCATGTTGGGATTGAACTTGACGAACACGTCAAAACTTAAAAATAGGTAACTCGGATCAACAACTTCAGGCTGAACCGTGATGATCCTTACTCTATCAAGATAGTTTAGGATTTCTTCCTTCTGCGCAGTGGTTAGGTAGAAAGCTCCTTTGGGTTTAGCGGCAAGGAAAACCTTTCCATAAACAGGAGGATCATTATCTTGTCCACCCCACACACTAATCGCTTCAATATCTGGAATGCTTTTCTTTATCAGCGCTTCATAATCGTTAGATGTTACAGCGCGATTCTGCGCGATGAAAGCGTATGGCGCAATACGTCTAACTTCTTCGATCGACTCTCTTTCATCCCCGCCATATGACGCTTCAGTCAATGTCAAGGAAGACAATGTTGCTACCATTCTTATATCGCTGCCTGCGGGTGTCTGCACAAAGGAGAAATTATGGGCGCCATTTGCGAGTACTCCACCTGACTTCAAATACTCGGCAGTGATCACACTCAAATTATCAAGTTGCTTACCGATAACACCATCACCAAACTCCAGAACATACTCGCCATCATAATTCTCTGAAAGGAAATACACCTGTGAATCAGGATCGTATGAGGTGAATAGATCAGCATTAAGATATAACGCGGATTCACTAGTTTGACTATGTGGACGAACAGTCACTTCTAATGTGGATGTATCAATGTCTGTGTCTTCAATTGGGTATCGGGTAAAGTTGCTATCAACAATGTACGTACGCGTAGTTAACTTTCCTTGAACCAATACTACACCCTCGTATTCAAAGAGATTTGTTGCTGTATTATGAATTGCCTCATAATCTTCGCGTGTAGTGAAGGTGAATGATGTGCCATCTATCGAAGTTGAGAATGTTGTTCCGCGGGGCAGCGTAAGCGTTTCAACTGTTTCATACCCAGTTTTACGACTGAATGATATGTTTACCTTCGCGCGGGCTCCCCGGCGGGAGCGGGGTGTGTAACCCAACAGCTTTGCGCGAGATACAACATTGGAACGAATCTGTGCTGAATCGAGAAACGACTCATTCATAGAAAGATGGGCATTGACCGCGTTATAATGCGTGTTATAGGCTAGGATGTCCAACAAATAGTTCAGGCCTGAACCTTCGAAATCCCAATCGCGAAACGGTGAGTTCTGACGCGTGAAGTACGCCTTCATATTAGCTTTGATCGTATCAAAATCAAGCTCTGTTACTTTGAGGATGTTAGCCATAATCTTATCTTAATCTATTGAGACCAAAGCTCACGCTCTGGCTTACAGTTGTATTTATTAAGCGGAAGTGAATTGTCACGATGTATTCGTTTGCGTCAGAGTTATCAATGACCTCAACTCGCACATTGCTGATGCGGCGTTCAAAGGATCTCAGAATATCTTCAATTCCCGTTTGAATTGCAAGTGCGGTGAACTGATTCACATTCTCAAACAGATACCTGGTGATGTGGCCACCGAAGTTTGGGCGGAATAACTTCTCACCAAAATTCGTGAGCACAATGTTCCTCACCGCCTGCTTCACCGCGTCCGTATCGGTTAAAGGAATGATGTCATTCTTATTAGGATGAATCGTCATCCTCAAGTTTAGATCTGCGTACAATCGCTCTTGCGAGACCAATGGCGAACGGTGGCCGGATATATTGTATGCTCCTCTACTCATGTTTCTATTTATCTCACTTTCGGTGAAAGTAAAAAAGCAAATAATCTATTCGGAATCTATTCATATTGTGGTTCGTTCCGAATCAGGATCGAGCATGGAATCGGTTTGAAATCTAATCCAGCGATGATGCGTGGAGTAATCAATCTCACCGTATGAGGCAAGCCACCAGCAATCAATTGCAGGTTTGTAATATCTACCGGCATTCCCGCGCTAAAGTCAGCTGCCAAAAGAATGAGTTCACACAAAGTGATCTTCTTATCATACGGAAGCAACAGATAATCGAATAGAGACCGCACAGCATCCTCACACGCCGGAGCATTATTGATAACTTCCCGCATTGTTCTGGGCCTCGTCCGATCATTGAAGATTCGTGTTTCATTGATCGTCGCATTCTTAATTGGTGAAAGCTGATCCGGCGCCAGGAGATTCATTAAGGTATCTTCGTCATATGGCATTCCTACCAACTGCGCAAGTGTTGGTGCTCTATATCCTGTTCCAAACCCTCCGCCCGGTGCCGCGTAAACGCTTGGGGCTGAAGCGGTTCCGGCGCCAGCAGATCCAGCAGGGCCGTTCAATTCGCATGGATCATATGGATCTGCTATGCTAT